GACATGGCCGAACATTGCGCGCAGAGTCTGTCCAAGGGCATGCGCGTCATCGCGCAAGGCCGTCTGCAGCAGCGTTCCTACCAGGCGCAGGACGGTTCCAACCGTACCGTCATCGAAATGACCGTGGACGAGATAGGACCGTCGCTCCGTTATGCGACGGCGCAGGTGCAGAAGATGCAGTCAGGCGGATACCAGGGCAACGCCAATGGTGGCGGCTATCAGCAGCCGCAGCAGGCACAGCAGCAGGCGCAGGCTCCGGCAGATGACCCGTGGGGCGCTCCGGCTGGAGAGCCTGATTTCTGATGCGTGAGTGGATTGAGCCGCCGGACGTGCTGCCCACATGTCCGATTCATGGGTGCGCGATGTATCCGGCGCGCCCCATCCCATGCCCACTATGCGAAGAAGAAGCCGAGGAAGAGGAGGAATGATGCAGGAATTCGTCGTGGACATTCCACGGGACGAATGGTGGACGCAAAACCGTCGCGGCCACTGGCGAGTGAAATTCGCGCACACAAGCGCAGTCAAACAGCGTGCCATGGCATTCGCCAGATTCTGGCTCCAAAACGGACACCACAGGCCACAACACTTCCCAGTGCACGTCACTGCCGTCATTCACCCATTGACCCACGGGCGCTTCGACCCGGAGAACGCGGCGCCCATGGTCAAGGCCATCCTTGACGCGCTCACCGATACCGGATTCTGGCCCGACGATGACTCAAAGCATCTCATCGGCCCCGACTACCGCGGCGGAGAGCCAAGCAGCCGAAAAGGCTGGTACCGAATCACAATCCGAATCGAAGAAGAGGAGCACTGACATGGCCACGAACGTGAGTCAGCAAGACGAGACACTGCACAAGGTTATCGAATGGTGTGATCAGCGCGAGGTTGAGGGATTACGGCTTGCCAATGCTTTGCTGCAGAAGCATGACTTGGCTGCTTATGCAGTGGTCAAAGCTCAAATAGACGCATATCACAAGACCGCCGAACACTGCCGGTCCATGCTCGGCTATTCCGGCTCGATGCCTTCCGAGGTGCCGAATCAAAGCGAGGGCGCGAAATGAGCGCGTACCAACCTGTTCTTGACCCCGCCTGCGGAGGACGAATGTTCTGGTTCGACAAAGCGGATGATCGCGTGCTTTTCGGCGATGTACGCGACGAAAGCTGGGAATTATGCGATGGGCGTAGGTTCGATGTCAAGCCGGACATGCTGATGGACTACCGCGACCTGCCGTTCCCCGACGGGACGTTCCGCATGGTGGTGCTCGACCCGCCCCACCTGCGCAATGCGGGGGAAACGAGCTACATGGCGCAGAAATACGGTTGCCTCGACCAAGAGACGTGGAAAGCTGACCTCAAGACCATGTTCAGCGAGTGCTTCCGCGTCCTGAAAGAGCATGGAGTGTTGATTTTCAAATGGAATGAGACACAGATACCCGTATCGCAGATTCTCAAGCTCACAGCGCACAAGCCACTCTTCGGCAACAAGCAGCCGAACCGCACGGGAACACACTGGATTGTCTTCATGAAGGAGGACGCGAAATGAATAAACGGTACAAGGTTTGCCCACTTTTTTGGAGTGATTACGGCGATGAGCGCACCTTGATGAATATGGGTGTGTTTGAAAAGTTGCTGAACGAGGGTTGGAAGATTCTGCGGGTGGATACCATGCCACCAACGGAATTGCGTGATACCGCCGTCACAGCGACGAACGTCTACATCCTTGAGAGGGAGGCTAATGATGATTAGCCAATACGACAAGGACATGTGTTGCCTGTATATCGCTGAGGGGATGACCTACATCTGGCAACAACGAGGGAACCAAGAGCTTTCCCGAATACTTGAATCATTGGCCGATAGGAAGCTCATGAAGCGTGTCCATGGCGGGTATGCGATCACACTCAAGGGCCTGTTGGCAGTCAAGGTGTGGAGACTTCACCTGTTCCTGTTCCATCACGATGAATACAAGTACTTCAGGAGGAAGAAATGAGCAGGGCTGAAACCACCGCCATGCTGTCCAAGCTGGTGGAGAAGAGGTTGAGGAATCAGACCGCTTTTTGGGCGAGCGAGGTCAATTTCGACCGTAACACGCCCGACGAAAGGCGCGTGGACTACGTGGGCTTCAAGCCCTGGAACATCAACGGTGAGCCGGTGCCCGCAAGCGTCGAGAAAGGCTGCTTCGAGTTCTACGAGGTCAAGTCATGCATGGCTGACTTCACTAGCGGCAACGGACTGACGTTCTACGGCGATCAGAACTATCTGGTCTGCACGAAGGAACTGTGCGACGAGATCGTATGGCAGAAGATGGTGCCGCCGCGAGTGAACGCGATCCTGACACCGGATTCGACCGGCTCGAAACTGATTCTCGACTATGTGCAGTCCTACAACGACCTGTCATACAGGAGGCGTCCGGCAAGCGAAATCCTGTGGGCCATGGTCAAAGCTAACGGAAAGAGGACTAATTGAGCATCATGCTTGACGAGGCCAACGCTTACGAGCGTGGCATGGATGATGATTTGACTTTTCAGACGGTTCGTGAGCTTGCCGGTACAGCGTACATGGCCGGACGTTCCGCTCCACCAACCGACGCCGAGGTGGAGGCCGTGGCGAAACGGCTCTGCTGGAACAGCTGCGAATGGGATGGCATCGAAAGCGACTGTGTGGCGAAGGACGAAGATGACGCATGGGATTATGCCGGTGAGATTCCCGGCTTCCAGGAGGAATATATCAGACAGGCCAAGGAAATGCTCGAAATCGCACGGAAGGCGGTAAGCGAATGAGCAATACGATCAGATACGTGGAATGCGCCCACTGCGGCGAGACCGTCGGCGCATATTACGTCACCTGCCCGTACTGCGGATACCGCCTGGTGTCCGCTCAGCAGGCGGTCATGGATGGCTTGGCATGGTGACGCTCGACCCGGCACCCGACATCGTGGAAATCGCCGAAGCCCTGGACGCGATGGCGAAACCACACGTGGGAAGCGGCTGGAAGAACACCAACTACACCGACCTGCCCTGCACCACGCCACGTCAGGAAGCAATCTGGATGGAATACAACGGCATCACAAGAGGAGATTGAATGAAATGGGCTATTTCCAGATTCCGGTCTCATGGTATCGAGACGAAACAATGTTGGAACTCATGAGAAAGAGTCCGGCATCAATTGGCCTCTACGTGATGATGATTTCCTGGTGTTCCGACAACAGGAGCTACGGTGATATTCCATACACTGTCATCCGGTACGTTCTCGATGGCGAAGACGATGAATTACAGGCGATTATCGACGCGGGTTTCCTGACGAAGACAGACAAGGTTCGTCTTCGAGAACCCGTCTACCACATCAAGAGCTTCAGACGCTTCGACCCACGGTCAAGGGAGCCGATAAGCAAGAAGCTACGCAAGGCGGTATACGAGCGTGACCATTACCGTTGCGTCGAATGTGGAGCAACTGACCACCTGAGCTTGGACCACATCATTCCGTGGAGTCTTGGCGGCGAGGACACCATGGAGAATCTTCAAACCATGTGCCGCTCCTGCAATTCAAGGAAAGGGAACAGGTTAGATGTGGTTCAAGGTGGATGATTCCTTCTACTCGAATCCGAAGACCGCCATGCTGTCGGACGGGGCCACCGCATTGTGGCTCCGTTCAGGCTCATGGTCGGCGCAACAGCTGACTGGCGGGTTCGTTCCGGCTCGCATGGTGCCGATGTTCCGTGGCTCCGACGATTCAGTGCGAGAGTTGTGCGACGCGGGATTATGGGCCTACGACGAGCAGAAGGACGGCTACCAGTTCCACGATTGGAGCGACTACCAGCCTGACGGTGAGGAAGTGGACGCTCTGCGCAAGAAGCGTAGCGAGGCAGGAAAACGTGGAGCCAACCGTCGATGGGGCAAGCCTGAGAATGGCAAAAATGGCAAAACCGATGGCAAATGCCATAGCAAACCTATGGCAAACGCATGGCAAACCGATGGCAAGTCGATGGCAAACTCATGCCCCGTTCCCGTACCCGTACCCGAAAAGAAAGAGAAAGAAGAATATTCTTCTTCTTTCTCCAAAGAAATCGGCGTAAGCGATTTCGAGCTAATGACGGAGAAGGCCCATGCCAATGCCGCCATAATCCGCGACTATCCGAATCTCGACTTGTCGGACGCGTGGAACGCGTTCTTAAGCCGACATTATGGCGAAAACCGCACGATAGCCGACTGGACGCGCCTGTGGAAGGGCTGGTGCCAACGTCGAGCCAGAATGAGCGGCATCCCACCCTCGAAACGCCACGTGCACACGTGGAAATGCTCTCACGTGCTCGAAGCGCTCGGACGCGACGAAGAAACGGCGCAGGCAGACGAAAAGGCCTGCGAATTAGCCGACAGACTCAACAAGGAGGAATCATGAAACACGACGAACCGGTAACCATGTGCAGCTTGGAATCGGAAACAATGTACAGCCTGGAATGGTTGAGACACGAGCGCCGCAAGGCATGGCAGGAAGGCTACGCGGCCGGCTGGAAAGACCAGGAATGCGATTTCCCGCAATATACAAGCGAAAACCCATACAAGGAGATCATCGAAATCGAAAAGGACGGTGAATGATGGGCGGATTGGACAAGGTTGAGAAAATTATTATTGGCGCACTGGTGGTATTCGTCGCCTCAATGCTCTTGCTGGCGGGAATATGCATCTACGTGTCTTGGTATGCGGGCACGCATCCCGATTACGGCATGACGACGGTCAAGACCGGCGACGTGACATGGGTCTGTCTGACCGACCATGGCAAGACCATCGGCTGCGACACCGTGGAGGAATACAAATGAAGAAAATGCTCGAAGACATGATCATCAAATGGCATCAGGCCGGTTACGCGCTTGACGAGATCGCGCCGCTCGTGCCGCAGGTGCCGAAAGCCGAAATCGCCGCCATCATCCACCAGCACGACAAGGAGACTCGACTTTGACCAACTGCCAGCACTGCCAGAAGCCAATGAAGCCGATCGCAGCGAATCTACTCTGCGCCAGCTGCCGAGAAAACTACTGGGCGCTCATCAGACAGCTCGGACACGTCCAACTGCCAGCATTAAGCTCCATCATGCTCAAGCAAGCGCACATCGGAGCCACGGGCCACGCGCCAAGCCGAGGCAGCGCGCCAATGCCAATCGACACGAGAGCGCAAGCCCTCATCACCGATTCCGAAGCGTGGCTCGCCGAACAAGCAGGCAAAATCAACGCACGCTACAGCAATCTCCCGTGGGACAAGGCATGGAAGAAGATCACGGCCAACAAACACACCATCCTCAGCATGAGCACCGCAGCAGACGACTACACCGCCCTGGAACACATCAGCAGACGCAACGAGACGGCCTTGACACCAGAAGAGGCAATGGTCATCATCGGCACATGCCCACAATGCGGCCACCAAGCCACCAGCACGCCACAGGCCGACGAATGGACATGCCCGCACTGCAAATGGCAAGGCGGAGTCCAAGCCATCAAAGCCACCCGCGACAACAAACTCTGGCAACTCGAATACACCGGAAAACCAGTCGAAGTCGCAAGATACCTCTCCAAAATGGACATCCACTGCACAAGCGACCAGATCCGCCAATGGCTCACCAGAGGCAAACTCCACGCCACGCCGACAAAACACAAAGGAGAGTACGTGTTCAACCTCGGAGAAATAACCGCCATGCTTGACTGTCACAATTAAAATGCTATACTGTCGTACAGTAGTAAAATGGTTCAGCCTGAAAGGGTTGGACCATTATTCATATCAGCTTCGGTAGCTCAGTGGCAGAGCACAAGGGATAGCACAGATACCAGAGGACGGATACCTTACCGGCCATGGCTTCCATGATTCTTTGAATGCCCGTGATAAGAGACAGTGCCCCTCATCGACGTGGGTTCGACTCCCACCCGAAGCACCAAAGGCGGTGAATCAATGCCAGGAAGAACGCGCAAGACAAGCCGCCAATTCGAAAAAGACAAGGCCGCATTCTTCAACCAATGCAAGGCACAGCATGCGGTCTGCTGGTTGTGTGGCATGCCAATCGACTACAACGCAGTCAAGAACACCACAGATGACTCATTCAACCTAGATCACATGTTCCCAGTCAGCAAGCACCCCGAACTCCAATTCGACCCAGCAGGCTTCAAACCATCACACACCAGCTGCAACCGCTTGAGAGGCAACCAAGATCCGCCAGCGCCAATCGGAACACTAAGCAGGCAATGGATTAAGACAGCATGAGCAAGGAGACAGCAATGCAACAGCCAGTCAACCTAACGCTCACCGCAGAAATTAACGACAAGACATTCCCAATCAGCAGCTTCACGGTCAACATTCCAGTGCACGTCAACAGAACATACCGCTACGAGGTCATCGACTCCGAGCGTGCCATCGCCAAGCTGATGCCACCAAGCACAAACGAACTCATCAAACGCTTCAAAAACGCAATCAACGCATTCCAAACAGCATTCGAAACCGACCCAAACGGGGTAGGGGCGGTGAAATCGTAAAACCAACGCGATGGTGCAAGACGTCCCGCGTGGTTGGTCTTCCTCTCCCCGACGAGTGAAATTGTTGGCGGGTCGCGCGCGATGGCAGATTAGGGGGTGTTTTCGATGAGTGCGAAGTTTCCGAGTCGGAATGTGGCGGAGGCGTTGGAGCGTTCGTTGAAGAACGCTGACCTCAAGGCTGTGAATTCTGCTGTTGTCGCTGCGGCTCGCGTGTTGGCTGAGCGTATCGATTATCTGACGTTTTCCGGTTTTGTCGATGAGAACGGCAAGCTCGACAACGTGTCGCTGCCGACGTTCCTGAAGTATTGCCAGAGCTTGGGTTTGACGGTTGATGATCCGGCTAAGGTTGGTCGTCCTGCGAAGCCGAAGGTTGAATCTAAGCCGGAGGCGCGTAAGAGCGACAAGGTTGTGCAGATGGAAGATTTCATGAAGCGTTTCGGCTAGGAGGCGTTCGATGGCGTCGGAAGATTTGAGTGTTTTCGGCGCCATCGATGATGAGAAGCATGGTGTGACCCTGCCGCGTATTTATACTCCGCCGCTTCGTCCCTTGGATAAGAACACTTCTAATGGCTTCGCTGTGATCGCGTTCGCCGAGATCATGCTTCACGTGCATCTCTACCCGTGGCAGCAGTGGCTGCTCGTGCACGCGTTGGAATTGCTGGAGGACGGCTCGTATCGTTTCCGCAAGGTCATCGTGCTTGTGGCCCGTCAGAATGGCAAGACCACGCTGATGGGCGTTTTGGCCGCGTGGTGGCTTTTCGTGGACTCGAACAAGCATCCTGATCGTGTGCCGCCGGTGAAGTTTCTGGTGGTGGGCGCCGCTCAGACGCTTGATAATGCGAAGGGGCCTTACAGTCAGGTCAAGGAGTGGTGTAATCCGCGTCCTGAGACTGATGAGGAGTCCGATCTGGTGGTGCCCGAGCTTGCGGGCATGACGCAGAAATTCGTGAACACCAACGGCGAGGAAGCCATCGTGCTGAAGTCGAAGGCGAGATACATTGTCCGCGCTGACAAGAACATTCGTGCGAAGAGTGCGGCTCGTGTGATTTTCGATGAGCTTCGTGAGCAGCATAATGATGATGGCTGGAACGCTGTCTCGCAGACCACGAAGGCCGTGTGGAGTTCGCAATTGTGGGGCATCAGCAATGCTGGCGACTATCGCAGCGTGGCATTGCGCAAGCAGGTCGATAAGGGTCGTAAGCTTGTTGACGAGTGGGCGCGTCTGAGCGCCGACGGTGGCAATCCGGCCGACGTGTTCATGTCCGGCGAACAGGACGGCAGCTTCGGATATTTCGAATGGAGCGCTCCGGACAAGTGCCCGGTGGATGCTGCCGACGCGATCCGCCAGGCTAACCCGTCGCTCGGCTATGGCCCTATGACCGTGGCCAGTGTCCGAAGCGATATTGATGGCATGACCGAGGCCGCCTTCCGCACCGAGGTCCTATGCCAGTGGGTGACGGCCGACATCGTGCCCTACATCAATCCAAAATTGTGGGCGCATGGCACTGATAATGCGTCGTGCATTCCGGCTGATAATCGCGTGGTGTTGGCCGTCGATACCAGCGCCGACCGCCAGACCACGTATGTGGCCGCCGCTGGCCTGCGCGCCGATGGCCTGCCTCATGTGGAACTTATCGCGCGTCGTGACGGCATGCTGTGGGTGCCGCACTTTCTTGACCTATTGCGTGAGAGCTGGCCGTCGATTTGCGAGATCGCCGTGCAGTCGAAGGGCTGTCCGGCCGTCGATTTCATCGACCCCTTGACCGAAAAAGGCTGGAACGTCCACCTTATCGAGGGTTTCCGCCTTGGCGCGTGCTGCGGCCGCTTCCTCGACCGCGTGCGCGAAGGCAAGCTCCGGCACCTGCCGCAGCCCGCCATCGAACAGCAGGTGAGCGTGGCCGTGACAAGGCGTCTCGGTGAGGTCGAGGTGTGGGACCGCGCGAAAAGCGCCCTGCAGATCAGCGGCCTCATCGCCGAGAGCGAGGCATTGTACGCGCTTGAGACCATGCAGGTCGAAGCAGAAACGCCGAAATATTCGCCGAGCGTGACGCATTTCGCCGTTGTCTGACCCCAGTGAGGAGGTTTCATGGGTTTCTTTTCCAGATGGCTCAAGAAAAGTCCGGTATCCGTGGCCCAGAAGTTCTCCGAATCGCCGGTGAACATTTCACAGGTGGCGCAGATTCCCATCGACTGGTTCGGCGCTGGAGTGTATGAGCGTGAGGCGGCGGTGCGTACCGTCATCGACCATATCGCGCGGAATATCGCCAGCATGCCATTCAAGGTCTACACTCGCCAGCCTGACGGTGGCCGCGTGGAGGACACGACAAGCCATTTGGCGCAGTTGATGGCCAAGCCGAGCGTTCTTCCTGGCATGACACGCTACCGGTTCTTCTACTCGCTGCTCTGCGATGGTCTGCTCAATGACCGTTGGCTCTGCCTGTTGGATGCCGACAGGCAGTCCGGCAGATTGTGGCTGCGGCGTATTCCGGTGCAGAATTTCACGCTTTCCGGCAACACTCTTGATGAGATCACCGGCGTGCAGATCAGCACCGGCCAACCGGAGGGCAGCCAGTATTTCAAACTGCCAGACCCGCAGATTCTGCTGGATGTGGGCTATAGCACGTCCGGCATCGGCGGTTCTCCGGTGTCCGGCACTCTCGCACCGCTTTTGGCGGAGGCTCGTGAGATGGCCGAATATCGTCGTGCGATAGCGAAGAACGGCGGCCAGATTCCAGCGTACATCTCCCGTCCGAAGGAGATGCCGTGGCCTTCGCAGGAGGCGCAGGACGAATTCGTGCAGGGCATGCGGAATTACAAGGCTGGCGGCAATCTCGCCGGTGGCTGGCCGCTGCTCAACGATGGCATGGAAATCAAGACGGTGGACGCCTTCAAGCCGATTGACATGCAGGACATCGACGCGAGGGACAAGATCCGCATCGACGTGGCCAACGCCTTCCATATCGCGCCGGAGAATCTAGGCTTCCGCAGCGGCACGAATTCCAACATCGCTTCCTTCAAGGAGCAGATGTGGAATGTGGAGCTCATGCCGTACATCGTGGCCTTCGAGCAGTCGCTCAACCTGCTGCTGCCCGACGCGCTCGGACAGCCGGACGCCTACATCGAGGCGAACGTTGACGCCAAGCTGCGCGGAACGTTCTCCGAGCAGTATCAGGCGCTTTCCACGGCCACGGGGCGCAGCTTCATGACCACGAACGAGGCGCGGCGCATCCTGAACTATCCGAAGGTCGAGGGCGGTGACGATCTGGTGACGCCATTGAACGTCGCGACAGGCGGCCAGCCCAGTCCGCAGGACGGCGGCAGGACGCAGAACGCGCAACAGAACAATCCAGTGAACGGAGAAGACCAGTGAATCTCAAACAGCTCAGATTCAACGTGAAGTCCTTGGACGATTCGGCTGGCGAAGGCGTTTTCAGCGGCTATGCCAGCACTTTCGGCAACAAGGACCTGCAGGGCGACGTGATCGCCAAGGGCGCTTTCGCGGAGACATTGGAGAAGGATTACAACGGCGGTGCCGGTATTCCTATCCATTGGAACCATCAGGACGGCAAGCCGACCGACATCATCGGCCGCACACTGAGCGCCGTCGAGGATGAGAAGGGCCTTCTCATCTCGGCCCAGCTCGATATCGAGGATAATCCGACCGCCCAGCAGGCTTACGACCTGCTCAAGGATGGCAGGGTGCATCAGATGAGCATCGGCTTCGTGCCGACGAAGACCGCGTGGATCGCGGAAAAGGGCGATGGTCCGTGGGGTGGCCATTCCGAATTCCAGCAGATCAAGCTTTTCGAGATCAGCGTGGTGCCGGTGGCCGCGAACCAGCAGGCCGAGATTCTGGCCGTGAAGTCGGGTCGTGCCATCAGCTCCGCCAACGAGGAGAAGCTGCGTGCCGCGCTGGCCTCGTTGAACGAGGTGCTTGACGGCATCGATTCCGATAATTCCGCTTCCGACGAGGATAAGGCGGATGATTCCAAGACCGGCGAGAGGCCGGACGATAAGAAGCTTGACCCTGATGAGGGCAAGGACGCTGAGGCCGAGAAGGCCGAGCGCCTGAATGTAATCAAATCCGCCCGTGAATTGGTCACTGGCGGCAAGGACAACAAGGAGACCAAATGAGTTTCAATGATCGTCTCGCCAAGACCAAGGCCGCCATCGAAGCGGTGCTGGCCAAGGGCGAGGATAATCTCGACGCTTCCGACATCGAGAAGCTGAAGGGTCTGAACGCCGAGGCGCACGAATTGCAGGACTCCATCGAGACGCTGGACACCGTGCACAAGCGCTTCGAGGGTCTGACCGATAATCTGACGGACACTCAGAAGAGCGGTGTCGCCCATCAATCTCTTGGCGATTTCGTCGTGAAGAGCATCGGCGAGCAGCTGGTGAAGATGAAGGGCGTGTCCGGCGCTTCCATCGCCGCGCCTGAATGGCTGCCGAACCGCAAGGCCAACACCGACACTCAGGTGACCGGTGGTCCGTCCGGCGCGTATGGCTCTCTGCTGACATATGTTGACCCGAATTTCGTGGAAGGTTACCGCCGTCCGACCATCACCAACCTCTTCGGTGTCGGCGCTATTAGTGGACAGGCCATCACCTACTTCGTGGAAGGTGCTCAGGAAGGCGATTTCGAAACTGTCGGCGAAGGCGAGGAATTCAGCCAGATTCATTACGCCAATGCGACCGAGCACACCGACGCATTGTCCACCATCGCTGGCTTCATCAAGGAGTCCGGTGACATGATCACCGACCTCGCCTTCTTGAAGTCCGACATCGATGGCCGTCTGCTTTACAGTTTGAGCATCAAGGAGGAGCAGCAGCTGCTCAACGGTGATGGCACTGGAAAGAATATCAAGGGCCTGCTTAAGCGTGACGGCATCCAGACATACACGGCTACCGACGCCGGTAATGATGTCGCTATTCTGCACGTGCAGACCATGATTTCCACCGAGACCGACATGATGCCTGACGCTCTGGTCATCAATCCGGCAGACTATGAGGCTCTTCGTGAAAAGAAGGACAACAACGGTGCGTACCTTGGCGGTGGCCCGTTCTATGGCGTCAATGGCGGTGCGGTGAACATCACACCGTCCCTGTGGGGTATGAACACTGTCGTATCCCCGGCAGTTGCCAAGGGCACCGCCGTTGTGGGTGCTTTCAAGCGTGCCGCGACCTTCTACCGCAAGGGCGGTGTCGCCGTGGAGGCCACCAACTCCAATGACACCGACTTCATTGCCGATCTGGTGACCATTCGTGCCAAGGAGCGCGTGGCATTGGCCGTGCGCATTCCGAAGGCTTTCGTCAAGCTGACCCTTAAGTAAGGAGACGTGATATGGCTCGACAGTTTCGAGTGATTCCAGCCTCGGCGGCGAAACTTGACCCGAATGCCAACGTGGCCGATGTGGTCTTCGTCGGGGCCAACGGCAAGCCGACCGACATTGGCAGCGCTGCAGTGAAGCCTGCAACGCATGTGGCTTTGGCCGCCGGCGCCACACCAACCAAGAGCGAATTCGACGCCCTGGTCAATTCTCTGATTGCGGCTGGCCTGATGGCTGCAGAGTAAGCGTGGAGGTCGGCATGATTGACGTGAATGTGATTCCTGACATGATTGCCGACCCTTCGGCTTTCGAGGATGACGCGCAGTTTCGGCTCAGGGCCGCGCAGGCGGCCATCCGCCGCGAATGTGGATGGCATGTCATGCCGAACGCGGCCTTGACAGGAACGCTGAACACTCGCGGCGGCGCGGTGATTCGACTGCCCGCACGTCATGTGACGAGCATCGAATCCTTGACCGACCGTGATGGCAACAAGCTGGCTTATGCCTATGATCCTGAGACTGGTCTTGTGGAGTCCTTGTCTGGCGGCTTTCCCGCTGGCATTGCGGCCATCCGCTACGAGATTCACGCGGGATACGATGACGCGCCGGACGTGCAGTCGGTGCTTATCAGCGCCGCGAAGCGTGCCGGCATGAGCCCGCTCGGGCTTATCACCTCGCAGTCAACGAATGGCAGCAGCGCGAGCTTCGACGTGGTGTCGCTCATGCAGTCCGAGAAGGACAAGCTCAAACCCTACAAGCTGGGAGGTTTGCCATGAGCCTGCTTGACGACCTGAACCCCGCCGGCGGTGTTTTCTCCATGGCTGGAGCCACACGCTTCATGCGACTGCGTGCCAAACGCAAGACCAACCCGTACAATCCGGCGCAGAACGAGCCGGACTGGAGCGTGCCTCCGGACGAGCTCGCCATCATGGGCGCCCTCGCCTCCAGCTCCAGCATGCGCACGCCTGACACGCTCGACACTCAGACCGCATCCACGGCGTACCTCACCATCCCGGATCCGACAGCCGACATCAGAATCGGTGATCGGATCCGCGCAGACCCCGACGACGGGCGCTTGTGGGAAGTCGACGGATTCCCCTCGAAGGATGTGAACGCGTTCACGGGGTGGCGTCCGACCTTGGAATGCCGTCTGACGGAAAGAAAGGGCTGACAATGGCGAAAAGCAGGATATCGGTCGACTTCAACCCGAAATTCTTCGACGGGATTCTCAACAGCGCGGGAGTCAAGGCGCTTACCACGCTGGCTGCGGACAGGGCACTCGCCTACGCGAAGGCGTCCGCTCCAGTCGATACCGGCGCGTACCGCGACGGCCTTGGAATCGAGGAGGTTAAAAGGGAGCACCGAACGACCGTCATGGTCGTCGGCCACGACTCTAAGACCCTGCTCGTGGAGGCGCAGACCGGCAATCTGGCCAAGGCGTTGAGGAAGGCGAGGGTCTGATGGCAAGCGTCATTCCACCAGACCTTGAGCTGTTCCTTACCGGATGGCTGCGCTCCAACATCACGGACGTCGCGGGCCTGCAGGTCGGAAACCGCATTCCGGATGGTTACGACGGTTCCTATCCGCTCGTGGTCGTGCGTGATGACGGCGGCACGCAATCCGCCGACCGTGTGACGTTCGACAGGTCGATAGGCGTCAACGTGCTCGGATGGACGCGCAACGATACGAAACCATGCCGTGATCTGGCGGCCCGCGTGTACGGGCTGCTGACCGGCGAGCCCGGCATCCTCATCGGATTCGCCGAAGGCAGCCGCATCTGCTCCGTCGTGTCTGACGGATGCAACGGCCCGTACCCGGTCGGCGAGGACGCGGCATGGTGCCGCTACTACATGACCGTCGAATATTCGACGGCCGGAATCAGACAACCCTAAGAAAGGAAACGCCATGGCCAAAGACAGTCAGGGCATGGATCTGGGACAGGTGGAGGCGCTCGTTACCGCCGCCATCATGATCGTCCCGTATTCCACCGAAAACAAAATCACGCCGGAGATGATCGCATCCAGCAATGCGACGCCGGAACTTCCGGCCGCCTACAATCGGTCGACCGCATGCATCGGACTCGTCAAGTCCGACGGCGGCAATCAGGATTCGCGCGACGGCGACGACCCGCTGGAGTTTTTGCAGGACGGGTATAAGAAGCTTCCGCTGGCGACCAGCCTCACGCAGACTTTCAGCCCGGCCGAAAACAACGCGCTGACCCGCAAGATCACCATCGGCGAGCCGGACACGCAGGGCGTCTACCACGTGGCCGACATCATCCAGGACGCGAAATGGATGGTGTACGAAGAGGAGACGTTCGACACCGGGCGCGTCCACCGTCGTGCCGGCGTCATGCAGGTCACCGGCAACGAGCCGGACCAGCAGGAGCGTGGCTCGGTCACCGGCCGCGCGCTCACCGTCGAATGGATGAAGGATCCGCTGTATGTGGATGCGGAGCATCCGAACACCCGCTGGATCGAAAGCTGGTACGACCCAAAAGCGTGACGGCGGTGGCCGTGACCTCGGCTGACGGCAACACGAAGCCGTCGGTCGTCCAAGGCGCGAAGCTCGCGCTCAAGGCCGTCGCCACACATGTGGACAAGACCACCGTGGACGTGACCGGACAGGCCACGTTCACATCCAAGGATGCAGGCGTGGCGACCGTCGAGGGAGGCACGCTAACCGCCGTCAAGGCCGGAAGCGCGAGGCTCAACGCCACATATGACGGCGTGACCTCACCAGATCTGACGGTCACCGTCACCACACGCGCCGCCTGACCGGCGGACGAAAATCTTCCCGGACCGCCCATCTCGCCTGTCTGCGCGGTCCGGGACTTCTTTTTTCACGGCAGGCAGGCGAAAAGCAGATAGGACAAGACAATGACTTCAACTTCCACCGACTTCAAGCCGACCGTCGAGGATTTCGACCAGTGGACGGAGAAAAACGATGAGGAGGCGTTCGCCTCCATTGCGCAGAACTACAAGGTGCGCCACATCATCAAGGGCGATGTTTATTGGGCGCTCGTGCCCGGCGGACGCACGTACAAGCTTCCACTGTCGATGAGCATCGACGATTTCACCAAACTGTCGAACACGTCCGACGATACGGAGAGCGTCGAACAGCTCAAACGCATTCTAAGCGCCTTCGCTGGCGACAAACAGGCGAAAGCGCTGAACGGCGAACCGGTGCAGGTGGTGTTCAACCTCCTGTCCGACTACGGCGACGCGGTAGTGCGCGCGCAGGGAGCCTCATTGGGAAAATCCAATGGTTCGCCCGCCAGCTCGCCGAACACGGGAGTGTGATTCGAGCCGATTTCACGGCACGTGGCTGGAGCCTGCAAACCGACCTTGGCGGCAGGCTCCGCTACGGCGACGCGATAGCGCTGCTCGAACAGCTCATTGGAGACCCGTCAACCTACACAGGCGCGGAGCTCAACGGCCTGGACTATCCGGCCCGTTGGGGCGAGATGCCGGTCATCTACGCGCTGGGCGGCGAAGAGTATCCGAAACCTTTCGATTCGCTTGCGAAACGATTGCGGGCCGAACGGGAGAAGGCCAAGCGTGAGCGGCTGCGCGAACAGACCAAGGGCATGAGCCCGGCATTCCGGACGCTCTACGAGGACTGATTTGGATAAAAACTGAATAGTGGAGGTGCCGCATGGCGTTCGGCAGCGAACTTGGTTCCGCGCATATCAGCGTGTTCCCGTCGATGAAGGGTTTCCGCAGCACGGTCAACAAGGAGGTCGGCGCGAGCGGCAAGGCCGCGTCGAAGACCTTCGATTCGAGCATGAACGGCGGTAAAAGCGGCGGACTGTTCGGACGCGCGTTCAAAAACGGGTTCAAACAGTCGGCGAACGCGTTCGGCGCGGACGTGCTGAAATCCTATGAGCGTGACGTGGCGAAATCCACGGCCGCATACCGTCAGTCCATGCTCCAGCAGAAGGCCGCGGCGAATCAGGTGCGTGCCGCCGAGGAAAGCGTCGCCAATGCCGTCGCCAAGCACGGCGAGGGCAGCACGCAGGCCGAGGCCGCGACCATCAGACTCGAACAGGCGCGGCTGAAGCTGTCCACCATGACCGACCGGGCGACGCAGGCCGAGAACCGGTTGAAGGATGCGCAGAAGGCGCTCAAGGACGCGCAGGACAATCTCGCTTCCAGCAGTGGTTCGCTTGGATCGGCGTTCAAGAATCTTGGTTCGGCGATAATCCAGCCGGTCTCCGGCGCGTTCGGACGGGTCAAAAACGCGGCAACGTCGGCGTTCTTCGGCATCGCCACGAAAGCCCGCGACGGCATGAGCGCTGCCGGCGCTGCCATGCAATCCACCGCGTCACGTCTTACCGCGCCATTGTCTGCGAAGTTCTCCGCGATGAGCTCGGCCATCGCGGCAAGGATCCCAGCGCCTTTCAAAAACGTCAGCAATGCCATCGGCGGCTATCTCGGCAACGTCGGCGGCGCGGTCGGCGGCGTACTGTCGCAGATTCCCGGAGCCGCCGGCAGTGTCGCGTCTGCGATAGGCTCCAAGCTCAAAAGCGGAGCCGACACCGCATGGAATGCGATCAGCTCCATGTCTGGCAAGGCCGTCGGCGCGTTGAAGGGTGTTGCCACTGTCGGACTTGCAGGCGTTGGCACCGCCGTCGCGGCTTTGGCAGGCGTCGGCAAGAGCGCTCTCGACGCATACGCGACCTACGAGCAGGCCGTCGGCGGCGTCGACACGCTGTTCAAGGACGCTTCCGGCACCGTGCAGAAGTATGCGGCGGAAGCGTACAAGAACGCCGGCGTAAGCGCCAACGAGTACATGACGCAGGTCACGAGCTTTTCCGCCTCGCTGATCAGCTCGCTCGGAGGCGACACCGCAAAGGCCGCGGAACTCGGCAACACCGCCATGATCGACATGTCGGACAACGCCAACAAGATGGGCACCGACATCGAGTCCATCCAACAGACCTACCAGAGTCTGGCGCGCGGCAACTACGCCATGCTCGACAATCTAAAGCTCGGCTACGGCGGCACGAAATCCGAGATGGAGCGTCTGATCCAGGACGCGAACAAGGTCAAGCAGGCCAACGGTGAGATGGGCGACCTGTCCATCGACAAGTTTTCCGACGTGGTGCAGGCCATCCACATCATGCAGGAGCAGATGGGCATCAGCGGCACCACCGCCAAGGAGGCCGCGACAACCATCGAGGGCTCTGTAGGCATGATGAAGGCCGCATGGCAGAACTGGCTGGCGGAACTCGGCAAGGACAATGCCGACATCAAAGGATTGACCACCCAGCTGGTCGACTCGATCGGCACGGTCATCCAGAACGTGGGTCCGCGCATCGCGCAGATCATCACCGGCATCACCGCCGCACTGCCACAACTGTTCTCATCTTTGGGCAGCACGCTGCCGGCACTGGTCATGCAGATACTGCCGCCAGTGCTCGGAGCGTTGGGACAGCTCGGCACGATGCTGCTGACCAGCGCGACCACGTGGATCACGACGAGCCTGCCGCAACTGCTCGCCCAGTTCCAATCGTGGGTCACGTCGAGCCTGCCGTCGTTCCTGCAAACCGGATTGACGATGATAACGAACCTCTTGCAGGGCATCGTGCAGGCATTGCCTCAGATCGCGTCCACGGCTGTCATCGTGCTGACGACGCTGCTGGACGGATTGTCGGCCCAATTGCCGCAGCTTATCCCCATCGGCATCAACGCCGTCCTCAACCTCGTGCAAGGCATCCTCAACAACCTGCCGCAGATCATCGACAGTGGTTTGAAGCTTATCCTCGGACTGGCTCAGGGCCTCATCAACGCCATGCCGGACTTGGTAGGCAAGGCTCCGATCCTTATCGGCCAGCTTGTCGGTGGCATCATCAATCGTCTCCCGCAGATTCTGCAGGCTGGCGTACAGCTGCTCGTCGCACTGGCCAATGGCTTCGTAGCGTCGGTGCCGAGGCTTATCGGCTCAATTCCAGGCATGGTCGGCCAGATCATGCGCGGTTTCACATCTGTTAACTGGGGTAGCGTCGGCCTGAATATCATCACGGGTATTGTGTCCGGCATCGCTGGCGCGGCAGGCAGGCTCGTGTCTGCCGCTGTCAACGCGGCAGACAACGCGTTGAATTGGGTGAAACGCAGGCTTGGCATCCATTCTCCGTCGCGAGTGTTCCGCGATCAGGTCGGTGAGATGATCGGCGAGGGCATGGCGGTCGGAATCGACGAGAGCGCTTCGAAGGTGAGGAAGGCGGCCGGACGATTGACTGGCATCCTGCCTTCGCAGGACGCCTCGTATTCCGTCGGCGTCGCCAACGCCTCGCGTGGCGTTAACGCTGCCTCCTACGGCAATGGTGGGAGCGTGACGAACATCACGCAGACGTTCAACTATCCGGCGATCGCGCCGACGAGCATTTCCACGCAGCAGAAGCTGCAGACAGCGGCCATGCCGCAATGGTAATCGGGAGGAATCCGAATGAAGGTCAGCTATTCGCTCAACGGCCAGCCGCTCGACTCCGAGCGGATGCGCGTCATCGTCGGCACTACGCATTACACGTCGCTGTCGCCGATCGTTGACACGGTGCAGGTGAGCGGACGCAGCGGCGTCATCGTAGGCTCCTCGGTTCCGGTGCTGGATGCGCCGGAGCTGACAATCAAGGTCGCGGCGTGGGGTGCGGATTCCGATGCGCTGATCTCGCGTTTCCGTGCCATGTGCCTGTCTGCCGCGAAGCTCACGCTCGGCAGGGTGGAGACCACGGAGGACGGCAGGTCGCGCAGCATGGTCACTCGCGTCGTGTGCACGTCCTGCGAGCCGGACGATGATGAGAGGCCGTCCAGTGACCTGCGCGTCATGACCGCAGTTTTCCAATTGCCTGACGTGTTTTGGCGTGGCGTGCAGTGGCAGGAGGCGACGTTGGCCGCGTCGGGCGGCAGGCTGCTGCCGGGCGGGGTCTCCAAGCCGAGTAGCAAGGGGTATTGGACGCGCTGGCAGGGATTGCCTAACGCCAGTCCGTCCGAGCTTTTCGACATCATGCCGGACGGCTGGCTGTCCAATGCGCCAATCGGCATACTGGTCTTGCGTTTCGGCGCAGTCACTGGTGTGACCATCAGTGACCCGGTGAGTGGCACGAATCTGCTGTGGGGTGGCAAACGCGACGCCTCACGACCTTACCTTTTCGTCGATACAGCCAATCGCAAGGCGTGGACGGCGGCCAACGCAGACGCTTGGTCGGGTGGCGTGGATGCGTCGAATGGCATCGACTGGACTACGGAGCCACTGCAAGTGTGGCCCGCGATCGATTCTGGCGATTATCGCATCGCAATCAAACAGACCGGCAGCGCCGACAAGGTGACCTGCCGGTTTTTGCAATCCTGGGAGTGATTCATGGCAAAGACTTTGCACGCTCGACTCGTGGCCTATCGGCCTTTCGGTGACCGAATTGGTGTGCTGGCGGAGCCGGTGAGCTTCAGCGCGTCCATGCTCCACAATGATGACGGCGCGCTTTCCCTCGAATACTCCCTGCTGTCCGGTGACGCTCAGGCTTTCGACCGTGAGCTGACGGACGGCCTCGAAGTGGCAGTGGAGGTGTCGGACGGCAGCGGCTATCGTGAGCCGGACAATGCGCGTTTCGTCATCACCGGACGCTCCGGCAAGACGGATGACCGCACCAAGACCATCACTTATTCCGGTCAGTCGATTGGCTGGCTGCTGTCCAAGGCCGAAAACAATGATTCGTCGCACCTCATCGCCGATGGCGATAACAAGGGTAAGCGGCCATTCTACAGCTCCAATCCGGGCACGATTCTCAAGACCTTGCTGGACGAAAACCGGGCGCGTGGTGGCGTGGCCACCGGCCTGACCTTGGGCTTCGACACGGCCAAGGACTCTGCCGGCAGTAATTGGGCAAAAAAGTACACTCTGTACTATTCGCTCGGCACCGATTTGCAGACCATCCTGAGTGCTCTTGTCAATGGTGGCGGCTGCGACTGGCGCACGTCCGGCAGGACGCTCAAGCTGTGGAATGCCGACAGCACCGCCTTGAGCCGCGACCTGAGCAAGAGCGTCGTGCTCCAGCTTGCACGTGACATCAGCGAAGCACCCTTCGAGGAGTCCATCGCTGACCTCGCGTCCACCATCCTCGTCGAGGGAGACAATAACCTCCTCTTCCGCATGGATAATCCGGCCGCGCCGACACCGTGGGGCAAGTGGGAATCCTATTCGTCGCAGGGCGGCGTGTCCGACAAGGACACCGCCCAGGCATTCATGCAGAGCACTTTGGATGATGCGGCTCGTGTGCGTGGTCAGTACACGCGCGACCTCATCACATCCGGCGTAGATAATCTTCCGCTCATCGACTATCATGCGGGCGATTGGATTACCGCCCCTACCGTGGCTCACGGCGAGAAGGTGCGCGTGCAGGAAATCGACCTGTCCATGCGCCAGAATGAGGGTTTAAGCGCCTCCATCGCCCTGAATGATATTAAGTATGACGCTTCGGTGCGTCAGGCGAAGAAGATAAAGGGCATTACCGGTGGCGCGGCATTGGCTGGCAGTGAGAGCGGAACCACTGTCTCCACTGACCATGACCATCGCGTGCCGAAAGCGCCGCTCGGCCTTGTGGTGCAAACTGATGCGTATATCGGCAGCGACGGTTTCGCCCACGGCTTGGCCACCGCCATGTGGTCCGCAGTGACCGAAGCGACGAATAACACCGCCATCGAAATCAGCAATTACGCCGTCGAGTGGCGCAAGCACGTGGATGGCGCGCCCTGGCATTCCGCTGGCACGACTGATAAGACGCAGCTTGGCTTCGGCGGTTTGGATTGCGGCACTCAAATCGAGGTGCGCGTCAGGGCTGTGCCGACGTATTCGGACAAGCTTGGTGAATGGTCGAGCGTTTTCGTGGCCACCGTCGAATCGGATACGACGCCATGCGCCGTACCATCCAAGCCGTTGCTTTCCTCTGAGCTTGGCGTGGTCACCATCCACTGGGACGGCAAGACCGCTGCCGGCGCGCAGATGGAGCCTGACTTCGACCATATCGAGGTGGGCGAGGGCATCAATGCGGCTGGAATGCAGGTCATCAGCGCCACCCAGTCGGGGCAGGGCGATTACGTCATCACCGGTTTGACGGGCGGCTCACCGCATAGCTATGCCTTGCGTTCCGTCGACCATGCGGGCAATAAGTCTGACTGGTCTGCGATTGCCACTGTGACCGTGGCTTCCGCCGTCTCGCCTGATGAGGTCAAGCAGATTCAAAAGGATTTGGCTGACAATCAGACGGCGTTGAAGGACAATGCAGCGAAGCTGACGCAGGCCCAGAAGGACATCCAAGCCAACAAGTCGAATCTCGACGCGGCGTCCAAGTCGCTCGCCCAGGCGCAGACCGACCTGTCTCAGGCTCGGAAGGATATTGCGCAGACCAAGAGCGACCTGACCACCGCGAACGGGGAGATCAGCAAGGCGAAGGAATCCGCCGCCCAGGCGTATGCCGAGGCCCACAGCAAGAATCATACGTTTCGTGGCCCCGACGAGCCGGACGCCTCCAAAGGGCTGATCGTCGGCGACCTGTGGCTCAAGACGCAGAAATATTGGACGAGGTGGAAAGGCGAGAAGAACAACTCACCGAGCCTCTTGGCCGACTTCTACACCTACTGGCAGGGCGAAGCCAATAATTCTCCTTCCGTGCTCGTGCCCTTGTCCGATCGTGTGATTGACACGCTTGTCTGGGATGGTGCCGCTTGGAACCACATGGGCTATGCCGACGTGGAGCGCAATGCCGACGAAATCGCTCAGGCGAAGTCCGACATCGCGGATAACGCCGCGAAGACCACCGACGCGAAGAAGGCTGCTGAGAATGCCACTGCCGCAGCGAAAAACGCGCAGGGCGCGGCTGACACGGCCAATGGTGCAGCGAAGACCGCTCAGGACACCGCCAATGCTGCTACTGCTGCTGCGAAAAGTGCGACCGCGACCGCCGGTCAGGCCAAGGATGCCGCCAATGCCGCACAGACCGCAGCCGAATCTGCGAAGAAGACCGCTGGCAATGCGGAGACGCTGGCTAACACCGCCAACGCTTCGGCCAATGCTGCCAAGACGGACGCGGCCAATGCCAAGACCACTGCTGCCAATGCGTCGAGCGTGGCGACTCAGGCCAAGGCCACCGCCGATAGCGCGGCCCAGTCCGCCACCGATGCGGCCAATGCAGCCCAGAAGGCCAATACCGCAGCAGCTGCCGCCGCTGGCGTGGCGAACGGCAAGGCCGACGTGCTGATCCAGAGCACGGCGCCGGATACGTCGATGCGCAAGGCTTCGACCCTCTGGATTGACACCACGAATGGTGCGAACACGCCGAAAAGGTGGAATGGTAGTGCTTGGGTGGCTGTGACCGATAAGGCCGCGACCGACGCCGCGAACGCCGCCGTCAAGGCCAATACGGCTGCGAAGACCGCGCAGGATACGGCAGACAAGGCCAATATTGCTGCCGCTAATGCCGCGTCTCAGGCGAATCAGGCTCAGGCCGCCGCGAAAAAGGCGCAGACCACCGCGGATGGCAAGAATCTGATCTACCGTGGCCCCGACGAGCCGAATCATGATGGCTTGAAGCCGGGGGACATGTGGTGGAGGACGCAGAAGTATTGGACTCGCTGGAAGGGCGAGAAGAATAATTCGCCGTCCATGCTTGCCGACTTCTACACCTACTGGACTGGTGCGCCAAACGCCAGCCCTTCCGTGCTCGTGCCCTTGTCCGATCGTGTGGTGGAAGTCCTTACGTGGGATGGTACGCGCTTCGAGCCTTTTGACCTCGTGGCGAACAACATCCTCGCGTCTGGAACCGTGGCCGCGAAGCATCTCGCCGCCGACTCAGTGACCGCCGAGAAGGTCAAGGCCAATGCCATCACGGTGGACAAGCTGGCTGCCAATTCGGTCACGACTGAAAAGCTGGTGACTGATGCGGTGACCGCCGCGAAACTCGCCGCCAACTCGGTGCAGGCGCGCAATATCGTCGCACTGGCCATCACGTCCGACAAGATTGCAGCCAATTCCGTGACCACGGGCAAGCTCAAGGTCACGGAAGACATGACCGTGGCGCTGCTCAACGTCCACAAGATTCAAGCGGGCGACATCGCCGCCAATGCCGTGACCACTGCCGCTTTGGCTGCTGGCGCGGTAAACGCCGACAAGCTGGCTGCGAATTCGGTCAATGCGTCCAAGATTGTGACTGGTGCGATTACCGCCGACAAGCTCGCGGCGAATTCCGTGACGGCCGTCAAGATCGCGGCTGGCACCATCACGTCCGACAGAATCGCGGCGGGCCAGTTCCGAGGCTACGTGTTCACCGGCGCCGTCTTCCAAAGCTCCGAGGCCGAGAACACCGGCATGAAGCTCAACTCGACCGCATTGCAAATGTGGGATTCGGCTCATAACCAGACCGTCTATTTGGACGGTGAGGGCAAGTCGAATCTGCTGACCGGCACTTTCCAAACCCGCATCAGCGGGCACAGGGTGCGCATCAGCCCCGATTTCAGAACGAATACCATCGGCGGCGCGGAAACGTTTGATGGTGACGGATTGGAATTCCCAGCGTACAAAGGTTCGACTGCATATTTCGCTTCCCCCACGATCGCATCGCAGATCAGTTCCAACCAGGTCGGTGAGATGGGCGGAATGACATTATGGAGCGGACGTATCGCGCAGCACGATCCGGGTTCTTACCTGCGGCTCCGGTCGATGCCACGGCAGAGGGGCGGCACCGGCAGTGGCGGTGTCACCTCCCATGTGTCCGCCGCTGCCGACACGGATTACGACGAGCCAGACATTGGCAAAAAAAGCCGGGCACTCCTGAATTTGACTGGTGATGCCAATGCGGGGTCAAGCGTGTGGCTCGAAGCCGAAGACGGGAACGGCAGTGTCGGAGTCGGCGCGAACATCGGCACCGGATACGTGTATCTTGGCGGCTATCTTGGCGGCATCACGAACCGTTTTACGTTCCAGGCCCAGGCTGCGTGGAAGGCGTGGTATCCGAATCCCGGCTCGAAGATTGCGACCGGCGCTTCCATGCAAGTCGATTGCACGTTCAGCCCGACGAAATACGGCCACTATTACGTCGTCGCGAACGCGGATTCACAATGGGCGGGCATCATCGCGCACCCGATGAACACGGGCGGCCAGAGCGGCTTCACATTGAAGCTGTATAACGCCGACCAGCCTTGCCCGGTGGATGTTTACGCGGAATTCCTGGCTTATTTGGTCAAGTGATTGGAGGAAATCTTGTCATCGACTTTCGAACAGGATGAGAACGGCTTGTGCATCATCCGCTGCGATCCGCCGGTGAACGGGTCGGACAGTTTCGTCTTCCGGCCTGAGGTGATCGCATCGTGGAAGGCGCTGCTCGGATTGGCTTCGACCCGTGAGGCGGTAGCGGCGATCATGCAGGGCAAGGAGGATACAAGCCGATACGACCATGCCACCGGCAGGGGCGTGTGGACTGGAGCGTTCGAAGCGTTGGAATCCGCTTTGACGGATTCCGCGACCGGCGTGAGCATGATGTCCGACGATGGGGAAGTGTTGAATGACCCGCTGACCGCCGCACGCAACAGGACGCGTGAGGGCATGAATCTTCCGGTCATGTCGAATGAGACCGACGCGCGGATGTGCGCCGCATTGACTGCTGACGGTTCCGGTGTGGAAGCGTCCAGCGGCATCGATGTGGCCTGCACGCGGGATATCGACGGATTGGACGCCTTCCTTGATGACGAGTCCAGCCAAAACATGTTGGACGAATGCGAGGAACGCTTTTACGAAGCGCTCATGCCAAGACAAAACCAACAGAATTAAGGAGATTGATTATGGCCGATGAGACCACTGAAACCACTACCGCTGATACCACTACTGCCGTGACGCCCTCTGAGCCGTCCGGTGTGCTTGATTTGCGTCCGCCGAAGGAGTCGGTGCGCGCGGAATTGTGCCGTCTCGGATTGGAGTTTTCCAGCGCTGACGGCACCGCCGAATCGTGGCGCGACTACCAGCGTGGCGTGCTGGCCACGTTCGACGATACGGGCACGTCCGTGACGTTGACGGACGTGAAGACGAATCTCGGACGCACCCTCACACTCGACGAGCTTAAGGCCGTGACTCGTATCGACACGATGACCGCCGCCGACTAACCCCGCTTTTCACCATTTTTTTCAACCCCTGCAATCCACACGGATTGTGGGGGTTTCGCATTAAAAGGAGACTTATTTTGACTCAGATTCCAGCCGACGCGAACGAGGTCATCGACCAGCTTTCCGCGCAAATCGGCACTCTCAACAAGCAAATCGCAATCCTGACCAGTCAGCTCAACGCGGCCATGAAACTGATTCCCGCCGACGTGCTCGACGCGACCAAGGAGGCGGATAATGCAGAGGATTAACTATTTCACCAATCCGAATTTCACCGGCCCATTCACCGATGTAACCATTTCCGGTGAAGCGAAGACATCATATAACGCCGACACCAAGCAGCTGAACATCTATGGCAAAAATGGCGGTTATGGTTTCAATCTCACCGTGCCGAAAAACGCGGCACTCGTATTCGCCTGCTTCCTCTGGACGGAACACGACAAAAATCCGAATCCGCTCACGGTGTACAGTCTCGATTCAAGCGACAACAAGGCTATCGCTTCTGCCACCGTCTCCCAGAATGCGAACAATTTGCGCCTGCGATTCAACTCCACCGACAGTGGCCGGATTCGTGTCGAATTCTATCCGAACGGCAGTACCGCGAATATCGCCAATCCGATTTTGGAATTGGCCGACACTTACGATAAAGCCGTGGGGGGGGGGCTTCCGGGCTTCTTCTCGGGGGACACGATGCCAAGGGATTAAGGCGATTCGTCGGGCGGGTGATGTCCGATGATGATAACGAACCTATGCACGAGACCAACCTCGACCATCACCTTGAGAGCCAACAATTGGGTGCATCTCACGACCGTTCCGAGCGTGAGAGGGATGACATATTGGGTCAGTTTCGATGTGAACGTCACAGGCGGCACTGTCTCGTTTATCGGAACACAGGGCGAATTCAGCGCACGCCAACGTGTCAGCTACATGACGTACGTCGACAATTCCGGTCCGCTATCAGTGAATTATTCCGTCAAGTCAGGCAGTCCGACCGTCACCGTGACAAATATACTCATCTGCACGTGGGCCGAGTATCAGTCGAACAAGACCCTGCTCGACGGCATCGGATATTTCGACGGGGATACGATGCCGCTCGCCTAACTCCTATGGGGGTGGTGGCATGACTCCCATCGTTAATCACTGCGTCATGCCGAAAGACGGTGTGAGCGTCAAGACGACGAACACGACACCATCGGACATCACCTTCACGGAGTTGACGTCGGGCGTGAAATACCATGCGAGCGTCGTCTGTTACATGCTGTCCACGAGTGGCGACAATCCGCGCTTGCGTCTCACCACCAATGGCAGCGATAGTGGGATGGTCAATTCGAATGGTCGCGTGGATTACGTCTTCACCGCCGCCAGCACCACTCACGGCATTCTCGTCGGGCTGAACAATTGCACGGTCAATCTGAGCAAGGGCTTGTGCGTGCCTCAAGACCAGTGGCAGCAGCTCGTCTCGTTGGGATTGCCGGGCAATTATTTCGATGGCGACACCATGCCAAAAGATTAAACGATTTCAAGGAGATGTGATGTGTTTCAAACGTTTTTAGCGGGTTTTGGTGGTGTGGGCGGCGCGTGCGCGCTCATCACGCTCGGCCTGAAAGTCTGGCCGGGCGCTTTGGACGCGCTGGCGACCGGCCTGTACTCGCACGTGCAGCCGGAACGGTTGCCCTATGACAGTCCACTTTCCCAGCATTTCGCAAAAACAAGGACACTGGGAGAGCGGACATCGAAAATCGACGACCGCATGGACGAGTTGTGTCGTGACACGATCAAAAACACGATCATTAGCCTGATCTACGGCGACAAGGACACCGACCACAGCGAGGCCGTCCGATACGAATTGGCGAAATTGGAGAAATTGGACGCGCAGTGCTGGGTCGTCAACGCCGCCGAAAAATATTTGGAGGACCGGCAATGACACGACTGCTCATCGCGGGCGGAGCCTACATCATCCTCCTCGCGCTCATCTTCATGTTCAACCATGGCGCGCACATGCGCTGACATCGATTTTCACAACCGCAAGGCCATCTCTTCGGAGGTGGCCTTTTTATTGCCCCCTATTGGGGGTGGGAGGGAGGCCGTCATGGACGAAGTGACCATGACGCCGGAAATGACACCGCAGGGCGACAGCATGCCGCCCACTGACATCCCGGTCGTGTCCGAAACGGATGCTGCCAAGGCCGTAGAGGGATTGGAGGACTGATATGGCAAGCGTAAGCACTTTCATCAATCGTATGCGCTACTGGTGCGCCGTCGCCAATCTCGGCTACAGCCAGTCCGACCGCTGGAACTTCAACCCATCGGGGGGTAATTGCGATTGTTCCAGCCTGGTAATCCACTGCCTGCGCGAGGCTGGCTTCGACACCGGCTCGGCCACCTACACCGGCAACTTGAGCGACAATCTGACCAAGCGCGGCTGGCAGCGGCTCCCCGCGAATGGCAATCCGCAGCCGGGCGACATCCTGCTCAACGACGTGCACCACGTGGCCGTCTACCTTGGCGGCGGCAAGCTCGCGCAGGCGTCCATCTCCGAGCGTGGCACGGCCTACGGCAAGGCCGGGGACCAGACCGGCCGCGAAACCAACATCAGGAGCTGCTACTCGTATCCCTGGAACTGCTACCTCCACTACGGCAACGGTGGCGGCTCTTCGGCATCCACCGGCGCCCTAGCCGTGGACGGCAACGTCGGCCCCGCCACGGTACGCCGCTGGCAGCAGGTGATGGGCACCGCGGTGGATGGCATCATCAGCGGCCAGCAGGTGCCCGACGAACGCACCTACTGGCGTCCGGCCATCGATTCGAGCGTGGTTCGCTACGGTGCTGGCGGCAGTGATCTGATCCGCGCCGTGCAGCGTCGCCTGGGCTGTGGCACTGATGGTCTGCTTGGCCCGGCCACCATTCGCGCCATCCAAGCGCATTACGGTCTGGCTCAGGACGCGAGCTTCGGCCCCGCCACCGCACGCGCCCTGCAGTCGGCGCTCAACCAAGGACGATTCTAAGGAGGTTTAATATGGCTCAACATGCAGCGCCAACGACTTTGGAGACCACGGTCAATAATCTGACCAACGAGTGCGAGGATGGTCAGGATAACCAGCAGCCGACGGCTTACACGCCCGTCTTTTCCAAGGGCGTGCGCACCGTGGTCTACGTTGCCGGTCTTATCGCTTCATGCGTCGGCTTGGGTTTCATGACCTTCGGCGACGCCGCGATCGGCGGCTACATTTCGACCGTGGCCGGCTTCATCGCCAGCGGTCTCGGAGTAGCCTACAATCCGCTGCGCCGTGATTAATTTTTTTGGCGTGAGACTCAAACTCGGATGTGGAAAAATTTGCGGCACTGTAGTGTCCGTGGAATTTTTTACACCCGTTTTTTAACAACACATGCCCCTCTTCCGGCTTTTCAAGGCCGGGGGAGGGGCGTCTTTTCGTTTTATTCGGACGTTTTGCGTTTGCGTGGCCTGCCGCCGCCGACACCGCGGCCGGGGCGTTGCGCGTTCCATTGGTCGATGGTCTCTGGCAGCCAGCCGCGCGTGCGGCCTATTAGGGCGTCCGGCTGGGGGAGCTTGTAGGCGCTGACGGCGGCGGGGGCGGGGGCGGGGGGG